CCGTTTTCATTTCTTCTGATTGAGAAGAGAATCCGTTGTTAGCAGTTCTAATACCAAATAACAAAGGTGAAGTAACTCTATGAGCAACTAAGATTCTATCTTGTGCGTATTCAGCTACATACTTAAACTTCTCATGTAAGTTATCAATCTGAACGGTTTCAATTGTAGGTTGTCTTTCCTTATCATCGTTAAATGTTAGGATGAAACGGCCTGCATTTCTTGTTCCTGTGAATTTAGCTTCAATCAAATCTTCGATTGTATCTCTTTCTTCAGGAGCTGGAATACCATTGTTCATATTAATCATTACCATTGGTAAGAATCCATTCTCAATATTGTTTAAGTGTAGATTGCTTAATTCAGCTTCTACATAAGAGAATTGTAATGCAGAGAACCAATCAGGTAGTGAATAGTAATACTGCCCTGGTGTATAATTTTTAATCCAAAGGATTTCTAATTTCTCATTTGATGTTCCAAAAGCTGGAATCTTCTTTTTATCTTTAACTTTCTTTTGGTCTGTCCAATCAGTGCAATAGTAATAGTTCTCAATACGAGGATTATTATATATCTTCTCAGCTCTTAGAGTTTGGATAGGAGTATGATACATTTTAACTATCTTAGTATGCTCATCATTCCAATAAACTTGGAAAGCAGAGTTACCATATAGTTTAATATCAAAGGAAACTCTTTTAATTTCTTCCTGAGGTAATATGATATCTAAGTTAGTTTGGAATGCGGTATTCTTACTAAAGATACCTTTACCAAATATCATATCTGCTATACCTTCTATAGAAGCTGCATTGGTTGTAGAACTATTGTATCCTTCCGTAATTGCTTGGAAGAAATCATCATGTCCATTTATACCAACAGGCACCCAAGTATAACGGGTTTTAGTATCTTCCGTAACTACAGGAACATCCTGTTGTGCCATGTTAAAAATGGAAAAGTTTTGTTTTATTTTCATATTAATCTAAAATTATATATTCGTTATCTGATAGGTTAGAAACATATAAATCTTCCAATGGTATTTGGTTAACATAGTTTACTTTATCAATTGATTGTGAAGAGAACACTTGCACCGAACCATTCCAAACTACATCCGTTCCGTTATTAACAATCTCTGCTCTATATTGGTCTCCTATATTAGGATTATTTACTGATGCAGTGAATGTTAGGAGTGATTGGTAATTATCGTATTCGTAATTTACTATTGAAGCAGTAGTGTTTTGAAGAGAACTCATATTTTGTAATCTCCAAAGTAAGCTTCCACTGCATTTAGGTTTGATTCTTATATCAACTATGTTGCTTCCAGATATGTAATAGGTTATCATTATCTCGTATTATGTATGATTTATCTTGTAATTTAACAATCGTAAACCGAAAAGTAGTAGCATAAAAAAAGGGAGAACTAAGTTCCCCCTTTAATATCTTCATCTATACTGATTAAGAGTTAGTTCCACTTACAATCGTTGGTGGGTTTGTTACCGCGCCAAATGGATTTTGGAAAGTTGAACCAGAAATGAATGCTGCTGGGAAAGGTTCTTGTCCAGTGAAAGTTGCAGAGTAACCATAAAGGTCACCGATTGCTGCTCCCGTTTGGATAGTTCCTGCAGTTAAATCTGCACCTTCTCTTTGTCCTACTAATAATGTATCACCATTCATAGTGTGAACAAAGATTTGAGGTCTACCCCATGCCATTAATTTCAACTGAGTTGTCATCTCATTTGTTAACTTCTTTAAGTTAAGAACCAATTCTTGTGAAAAGAATGTAGTTCCGTTATCTCTTGAAGAGTTAACAGTTTCAGTATAGCTTGAGTTTCCTTTAAGTTCGTAGTAATATGCAGTTAAGCCCGCTGGTAATGTTTCTACTAATGCATCTGATTCACCATTAGTTACATTTGATAGAGAACCGGTAAAGTTTACAAAGTAAACTCCAGCGATACCACCTATGCTGTCCTTACATACTTCATTACGTCCTGCTGATAAGTTACAAGCCATGTTATTTAATTTTTTAAGTTGTTTAATTTAATTCTGAAACTATTAGAGTAAAGGGAGGTATGGTTAACCTCCCTATTTCTTACTCAATTAGTTTGGTATGTGGATAGCAATATCTTGTCCGATACCGAACTGCGTAGATGCTGTGTATCTCATAATAACTCTAAAGTTTTGAGAACCATCTAAGTCAGCCATGTCTAACACCTTAACTTCATTGTAATCACTCATCAAACCAGTACCGAAGTATAAGTTAGATTTTTGAGCTGCTACCATTGTAGAAGATGTCATACCTGGACACCATACGATGTCGATACCATTGAAGTTCATTGGTTTTTCACCAACGTTCATTTGGTTCAAGTATCCGTTGATAGAACCTTGTCCACTTAATGCTTGTTGGTAAGCTTTAGATACGTTTGTTGGAACGTAGATAACTAAATCTTCTTTACCATATACAGTCTCAGGGATAGCGTTTACTAAACCATCTAACTTAGTTAATACGTTAGCTGCAGTGATTGAACCAGATTGTGCTGATTTGATTACCGCATCTGCTCCACCAGCTGCTGCTGATGCAGAAAGTGCTGGGAATAAACCTGCGAACTGTCCGTTAGTTGCTGCGTTACCTTGCCAGATAGAAATCTCAGTTGCTTCTGCAACTTTACCACCAACGTAGCTGATTAAGAAATCAGTGAAGTTAGCAGGGATTTCATCGAATGCAGAGTATCCTAATTGTAAAGATTCCCAGCTGTCTACGAATTCTTGCTTACACAATTCTAAGTTAACTTGTAATTCTTTTGGTTCTAATACTCTTTCAGTAAGAGCTACAGTACCTGAAGTTACGAAATCACATGATGCGTTGTTTACGATGCTATCTACTGCAATCTTTTGGATAACACTTTTGTATTTCACATTCGGCATGATTGTGATATACTTGTTGTCCAAAGTTTTAGCTGATAACAACGATGCTGCGATGTATTTCCCAGCGAACTCACCCGCGTACGTTGAAGTAACTGACGGTTGAGTGAAATTTTGTTGTTTTCTCATTTTTTGAAAAATTTGTTGTTAATAATTTTATTTATATAATCTAGATAAGAATGCTGATTGAGAGTTCTGCACTTTCTTACCAAATTTATTTACTCTTTGTGCTGGAGAATCTTCGATAGGAGCTCCATCTAATTTAGGAAGGCTCATTTCTGAGATTGGTTCAACTTTTTCAGTTTCTTCTTTCTCTTCCATTTTATACTTACCCATTTCTTCCATCTTCTTTTCCAACTCTTCAATACGATAAGACATTTCTTCCATTACCTTTTTCATATCTACTTCTTCAGTTGGTTTATCAGTATCTTCAGTAATTGGTTCAACGGTTTCATCTTCCATTTTAACCTCATCCTTCATTTCTGATTCAACTTCAGCTTCTTCTGCTGCAGGTAATTCTACGTTTTCTCTTTCAACGATTTTACCTTCTTCAGTTACAACTTTGATAAGAACGTCTCTACCTTCTGAATCTCTTAATGCTAACTCGTGAGTTCCATTAGGAGCTGGTGATTTAGTTCCATCTTCAGATACTATATCTAAAGCTTCACCCACATCAAATGTAGGAGATTCTACTATAGTTCCATCGGCTAATTTAGCGTATGTCATTGCAACTGCATCTTCTTTCTTTTCAAAAGATAACATTGTAATGATTTTATCTAATACGTTTTTTGAATTCATAATATTCTTTGTTTTTAATTTAACAATTGGTTTTTATTTTATTGTAATTTTTTTTATAATGCTACCCAATTTAATGTAGATTCATCCCAATTCCATAATCCATCTTCAGGTACTTCAACTGGTGGTTGCCAATCAAAATTCGCATCCAATGTCCAACTTGGGTATGGTTGTGGCGTTACGAATACATCACCCTCTTCATCATAAGTGAATCCAACTCCTGCGAATTGTTTTCTGAAATTATGATTATAAGAAGTTTGTATCCATCTACCACCCAATCTCAAATCTCCTGCTAAGAATGCTTCACCTCTATGTTCTTGAGAGTTATCTACTACCAATACTTGGGTTACTTTATTATCGTTATCTATTTGTGCAAAGTGTGCCATATTCTTTATATTATTGTATAAATTCAAATAATCCTGATG